TAACAACAAAAACCTTTGTTGGTGTTACATAACAAATAACGGGCTTGCGGTCGTGGCGAATATCATACGCCATTGTTCCCAACTAAAAATTTTATCCATATCGTCCATAAATAAAGAGTTAAGGGGCGGCGGTAAACCGCCCCCGTTTTGGTTATTGCTTTATAATCTCGCACAACATAAATTCCGTGCGGTTGTCAACCGCCGTTGGTTGTTCCGTTAATAATGTTACGTTCTTGCATCATTTAAGTAAGTGAAAATGGGGACGGGCGCACCCGCCCCCGGTTAATTATTCTACCAATGCGGCGTTATTTACTATCACGTTGCCACTTTTTGCGGTTGGGCTTCCGCTATCCGTGCAATTGTTCAATTCAATACGGGCGTTCGTTCCACACAAATACCCATATTTTGAACCGTTCAAAGATATACAATTTACGAACTTACCAAAATTTTCATCCTTCCCGGACTTATCGCCGGAAACGTAATAATTGTTTGTGTTGTTCTCGCAAATGCAACCAATCACGAATATTTGCGAACCTCTGCCGCCCTCCTCCGCCGTTGCGCTTCCAACTAACGCAATACCGTTATTAACCTGTTTACGGCAATAGGCGTTATATATCGTATCGTGGCAACCAAAAGCGGGCGTTAATCCGGCTTTTACGTTGTATTCAAACAATCCGCCAATAATGGTTGTTTCGCAACGTTCGTGGTCGCTATATCCGTCGTCGTTATTGTCGTGGCTCCAACAATCAATCATCGTTGCAACGGTATGTTTCGCCAATGCCGGGTCAGTCGTTGTGCTGTGTGCGTTGAACCCGTCCCCGGTACTCGAACCGCTAAACGCCCGTGCCGCTTCGCATCGTATCAATTCCACACCAATTGCCGCCGTCCACGACCACGCACCGCCGCCAAATGCGTATTTTGCTGCGCAATCAATCGCCCGTCCGCCGTGGCAAAGACTTAACGAAATTGAGCCGTACCAACATTCAATATTAACCATTTCAAAAGCAACGGAACCGTCATTGCCGGAAATACCGGAACCGCCCGGGATGTAAACCGGGTTGGCGGCTAACGTTGTACCCTCTTTGATTTTGACGTACAACATTTGTGCGACTGTATCATAAAAGAACGTGTAAACCTCGGACGTTTTCACGGCATCCAACGACGTAACACGGGTTATCTTTGTGCTATCACAACGGTACGTTTTCCCACGTTGTAACGGGTGGCGTTCGTTGTCCGGTATCAACGTACTTTCGTCGAATACCTCATGTTGGAACAATTGGAAATGGTCGGCGCCTGAAAAGGACGACAACGGGGTTTGGTAAACGTTCGTTGTACCCGCAACTAATGTTCCGCTATCAATTTTTGTTCCGCAAATGATACGGTTAACTAATCCACGTTTACCGATAAGACGAACGGAACGTTGGTTTGACTTGGTTTTGATATTCAAACGTTCGGTCGTGTCCCCTATCAATATAATTGTTGTATCAACGCCTGTTTTGGAAAATGCGGCGGCAAACGTCGCTAATGCGGCACTTTCCGTCGTGCCGGGGTTCGTGTCGTTTCCGTTGACCGCATCCACGTAAACAACGGCGGCGGTTGTGTTTACAGTTGTCCCGCGCTTTATGCTTTGGCGTTCCCATTCGCTCAATTTGTTTATTTCGCCTTTTGTCAAATAGTTGTCGCCAACCGATATTGCCGCACCAATGCCTCTAATTTGGAAACGTATCAATATACGGGTTGTATTCTCCGGAATTGTGCCGGAGTGAGTACAAAAACCGCCTGCACTTAATTGTAACCCTAACCGGGAAATCTCGGTTGAATCATTGTAAAATATGCAATACATTGCGGCGGTTGTTGCACTACTTACAACCACATTATCCGCACCGTAACCGATAACGTCGCCAATCTTAAACGGACTATCCGCCAAATTGAAATCATATCCAATAAATGCAGTAGTTCCGGCATTGTTCACCGTATAAGACAACGTTGTGCGTGTTCTTACAACATTCATTGCTGAACCCTGTAAATTAAATTCGTTGTAATACGGGGCGTAATTAATTGTTTTAATGGGAATATCTTTTACCTTTTTCCATGCGTTCCATGCGTTCCACGCCTGTTTTGCGAACATACCGAACGGGGTTACATCTTGACCCGTCCACATCATACAACGGTAAATCGTTAACGGCTGTGTACCTTTTCGGTTGTCGAATGTTACACGGCAACGGTTGGATAACGTCGAACATCCGGTTGCATTGTAAAAAGATACCCAACCGTCAAATTGCGGGTCGGTCGTTAATTGAACGGCTGAAATAAAGGCACTCGCCGTTGTAGGGTCAAATGCCACATTTAACAAATGACCTGTACCCGGCGCACTAATTTTCATTAATGCGTTAAGATAATCCGTTGTTGGATTATATGGGAATTGCGACAAATCCAATAAAACCCCTAAAAACGAACCCACGGGCAAAACAATACGGTCGGCGTAATATTCCGGCGTTCCTACAACGGAAACATCTTGTACGCCCTCCAATTCATTAATATCCGAACCCGCCTCAATAAACGGGTCGGGGTAAAAGTTTGTTGCGTCCCCCATACCGTCCGGCAAACCCATTCCCCCGGTTGTCGGAGTTTCAAACAATACATTTACAGACGTGGCGGTTGTTTGGGAACCGTAAAAAATCGTAAACCCGTAATAATTTTCGGTTGGCGTTACGGTTTTCGTTGTCCCGTCGGGCGTTAATGTCATGGAGCCAATAATGTCAAATGTTCCGTCGGCTTTAATACCCTGTATATTTACCGGGGCGTTGCCTCCAACGGGCGTTAATGTAAATTGGTATGGTTTACCCGCAACCAAAAATGTACGCACCTTTTGGGAACCCGCATTTGACCCCTTTACAATACCCGTATCCGTGTACGCATAACGTCCGGTTGCGTTGATTTGGTTTGTTGTGTTCGCAAGCGCAATAACGCCGTCCGAACTCATGCCGATAACAAATTTACCCCAATTGGTCGTCTCGTTGTATAATATTGCCAATTCGCCGGGTTTTACGGTCAAATAACCCGCCCCGAATTGGAAATTTACATAATTCCCCGCCGTATAAGCGATATAAAAAACGTTACCGTCCGGCGTGCCGGGATTGGTATTTTTATTTGCTATGCCAACAAAGGTTCTGTTGGCTCCCACGGTTGAAACAATCGTGTTCAACACGTTTTGCATTATTGCCCCGGTAATTTCTTGGTTTCCGTTTGTCTTAATAACGTTGGCAATCGCTTGTTTTAATTGTTTGTAATTTCCCATAATCTAATTAATTTAATTGTTGTCAAAATCATTATTGAAATCGCCGTTGAAATCTCCATTATTATTGATAATATATCCACGTCCTATTTTCTTAACGACGGTATTTGTTTTAAACTCAATTTCCACGCTCGCCAAATCCCCCTGCGTTTGCCATTTCGGGGTAATTAAAAACGTATCGCAATCGTATTCCCTGCCGTACTTGTCAGTTATATGTATGTAATCAGCCATACGAATAAAACGCATAACGTCGCAAAGGAACTCCGGTGCCAATATCGTACATTTAAACGTTTTGACTGATATTTGTTTTTCCGGGAAAAAATACCCGTCCCGTTCTTCGCCGTCCTCTTCAAATTCATAATCCGGTTTTCCTAACTCTGTACAAAGGTACAATGTATTTTTGAAATCCGGGTTTTTATATACTATTTGCCCGGCGTCAAATACCAAATTTTCAATATCCCACCATTGTATTTTTAAGTAACCGGAAACATCTTGTACAACCGTGAACATTTCAGAATACCACGTTTGCACGCCATCCGATAACGTCATATAATATATTCCGTCCAACTGATTTAATGGCATGGGTAATATTGACGGGTACAATATAACATCATAACCCAACGTTTGAAACCGGACAATCTGCAATCCGGTTTCTTTCATATACGTTGTTATGTTTGCAACTTGCTTTCCGGTCTTTTCATACAATACCACTGACGTAACATTGTTTGACCGTGTGTTTCTCATTATCTGAAACGGTAACAATCTATCAGCCGGGGCAAATAACGGGTAAATTGCGCCGTATGCGTAACTTTTTCTGTGGTTCTGTTCATTTATTGACGTGTACCACGGTAAAACACTTATGTTGTTATTCTGTATCATATTTCAACGTTGCTTTAATATTTCGACTACACAAATTTACCGAAAGTTTATCAACTTGACCGTTACCGATATATGTTTTAACTAACTGCATCGGGTTTGGGTCTGTGGTTCCTGCCGAGAAATTCAATGTTTGTTTCTTTTTACGTTCCAATCCTCCCAAAGCATAATATTGGGAATTATTTATTTTGAAATTCCGTGCGGGCATATCATAAACCCAATATGTCGGTTGTATATTGATAAACGATAAATATCCATTTTGCAAAAAATATTCTACGCTATCAACGGTTTGTCTTGTAAACGGCAATTCCAATTGTCCACCTCCGGACGGCATAACCGCCGCAAACAATGCGAATCCATCCAAACTAATTGCACCGGGGTTTAACAACATCAAATCAATATCGGACGTAAAATTGGAAATATTTATTTCTTCTATCTTTCCGGCTGTTACATATTTGGACGTAATTTCTATTGGTAAACCCTCAAATGGTGTTGTTACATCATCCATCCACTCAAATTGATAACGTTCCGGCATTTCTACTTTGTCAAATGAATATTCAGACGTTGCAAAAGCTATTTTTTTGCCGTTCCTAACGTTTTCTAATTGTGTTAAATCATAATCAATAATCGGGTTATATCCATACGAACCGCCATTTCTAAACCAACTTACCTGTTCAATTTTAAATTTTCCGTCCTCAATATACCAATAACATTTGTAAATATCCCGTAACATCGTCATAATCTGTTGTAATGTAATCGGGGCTTTTTGCGCCGGGGTTTTATATTCGCCATTAATGATATTACTTTTCTGACTTATTAGCAACTTAAATGACTTCCCGGAAATAGGATTGTTTGTGTTATAAAGAAATTGGCTGTATTCCGGCGTCGCTTCATGCGTTATTCCGGGCGCAAATTCTTTTAATAGCACATTGATACATGACGACAATGTAAACGCATCACGCAAAGTATATGCTTTTCGGGCTTTTTCCTCTAATATCCAATCCATCAGATAAAACCCAAACCATAACGACGCATAACGCCACGTTGACCGGGCGATTGGATAAAACGTTTGTCCATATATGGAATAAGGCGGCTTAAAATACTTTCCACTGTCGGCTAATCCCCACTCGGTCGGCGTATCTGAAAAATTATTAGATATAAATGCCACGTCGATTGCGTAACCAATTGCCCGGCGGTAATTTCTATTATTATCTACAATATCATCGGACGGCAACGGGTATGTATCTAAATCGTCTATTTTATCAACATCAACCAAATATCGGGCGTATATATTATAACTTTTCATATCGGCGTGCATCGTACCCGTTGCTCCGGAACCCTCAACGGCGGTTAAATCAAATTCCAACGTATCAAAAGGATCTTGCGTTATCTTTGTATAGCGGAACATTGCCACATCATCAGAACGGCGGCGTATCTCAACACCTGCTAGCCCAATAGGTAGCCCACCCGCAACTCGTTTTTGTGCAATATGGATATAATAATTTACATTTAATTCCGGGTATAAATCTCCCATAAATTCATCAGAACTTACACCCGTCGACATCCGCCCACTATAAAGCCCGGATATTACCGCCGGGGAACCTTGCGACGTAATTTGTATTTCTTTCAAAATATTACATAGTGCAAAATGATAGGTTTGTATTAATGCGTTTTGGTCAGTCGTGGCGTTTGCGTCTTGTTCCCAATTCGTGCCGCCCAAAAAGCACGAAACAATACTATCTCCGGGAACGTATATTTGTATCAATGGGCGTTTTCTTATTGTAAGAAATTCGATTTGTGGGGCTAACTCAATTAAATTGTATTCCTTTTCCAATCCTGCCAAAACGTCGTTGTATTGGTCTATTGTTTCCGGCTGTACCGTAACCAATTTATCATCATCATTAAACGTACAATCCGTTTTCATAAACTTTGCTTTATAGTATTGATTGTATGTTTGTCCCCAATCATCGCTTTTTTCTATATATAGGAAAAATTCAGAATCAAACGGGGCGTTATTGATAATATCGTAATCAGCACGGACAAAGTTTATTTTACCGGACAATTTAGCCCGGTAAAACCTTTGATTTGTTTCCAACTCATAATCCAACGTTAAATCATCCTTATAATTGGGGCAGACGGTTTGTTTGGTTCCGTCCTCCCCTATCTGCAAAAAGAATCTATATTTTGGTGTCATAGTCTTTTTATTTTACGTTTCAAATTCTTGTAACTTTCAATCGTATTTCCGTCGCCATCCACGTAAACCCGTCGTCGGTTCTGTTCCTTAATTTCCCTTACATCATCCGACAAATTGCGTAAATCCGGGCTTTGTCCGGTAACGTTTAACGTCAAACCGTCGCCGTCTGAATAGGATTTTAAATACTTATGTGCAAACGTACCATTGTTTAGCGAATTGATAACGTCCGGTATTATCTTTCTGAAACGGCGTGAACTTCGTTTATTTATCACGGCGAAAAATTCGCCTCCCTCGGCACGGCGGCGGGTTCCGTCCGGTTTCGTTCCTAAATCAATATCATTTCCGCTTTGGTGCGAACCGCCCTCCAAAAGTTCAACGGTACCGTCGCCGTATGTTTCCGTTCCTCCGGTTTCTCCGGTCTGTTTTGCCAATTGCGCCGCCTTGATTTTAGACGCTGCAAAACTCGCCCACATTACGGCAATTGCAGGTATTGCAAACGGAAAACCTAATTGCGACCAAATCAACGCCGTTGCTGTTACCATGTTTCCGATTTGCTGCAATGTTTGTATTGCTGCCTGCTGTTTTTGCGCTTTCTGTTGTTCTTTCAACGCTTTTTCTTGGTTTTTCTTTGCTAAATCCAACTCCTTTTGCGCTTGTACAACATTATTGGCGTACCCGTTTGCCCTTGCTTCCAATTCTGCATCCAACGCCGATTGTGCGGCGGAAACCTCTTTATCCGCTTGCTCAACGGCTGCATCTGCTGCGGCAACACGTGCCGCCGTGAATGTATTTAACGCATCCAACGCAAATTGCATAGACGTATTAATTGCCTCTTTTTGGTCGTCGTCCAAATTAAGCCCAAACAAACCGTAAATGTCTGTTCCTCGTTCCTCCCCTTTGGATTGCTCAATTTCTTGGTCTATTTTTTTAATAGTGTTTTGAATTGTTTGTACCTCAACATCAGACAATTTATTGGCGGCTTGCTGATTTAATTCTAAAACCTTTTGCAAACGTTCCTTTTCTGCTTGCAAACGAAATTGAGTTTTCCGGGCTTCTGAATTTCTCAACAAATCAAACTCCGATTGTGCCAACGCTTGTTGTTGGTCGAATATCTGTAATTGCGCTTGTAAATATTCGTCCGCGATTCCGGCTCCCTTTGCGTCAAAACTTGCATTAATCGCCCCGGCGTCCTGCTGTTGCCCGGTCGGTTTCTGTTGGTTCTGTAATAATGCGGTTTGTCTTTCATTCTCTAACAACTGCATACGTAATTGTCGTTCCTGCTCGCTTCCCTGCTTAACCGCTTGCAAACGTAATTCAATGCTTTCTTTCTGCAATGCCAATTCTTGCAACTGCCGTTCTTGCTCTATTTTCAACAACGCCTCTGTCTGCTGCTGTTCTAACGCCGTAATTGTTGCGTTTATCGCCTGCCGTCCGGTTTCGTTCAAATCCTTTTCGGTCTGTAATTGGTGTTGCAAATCCTCAATCTGTCGGGAATACTGATATTGCGTTTGCTGCCTACGCTTTGCCCATTCGTCGGTTTCCAACTGTAATTGTGCATCCTGCAATTTCCGGGTTGCCTCCAAATTCTTTTTATATGCCGCTTCAATTTGCTTTGCTTGTTGTTCTGCTGCCTTTTCCGCATCGCTTTTACCCCTCGGCGTTACGGTTGGATTCTGTGTTGTTACGGGTTTGTTCCCGGTCGGTTCTTTTGGCGTATCTCCTACGGAAACGGGGATTGTTATCGGCTTTATTTTCTTTTGCATATCATCCAACCCCTCTTTGAAATTTTGGGTAATGTCCTTTACTTGTGCTTTTACCAAATTTCCGTATGCGGCTGCATAATCTGACAACCCTTTTTTAACATCGTCAAAATCTAACGTAAACGCTCCCTTTAATGCGGTTCCGGTTGCTTTGACAATATCAATAAAGAATCCAAACAAATTTCCTAACGTGTCAAATGTGGTTTTAAATCCGGCAACTATACCGTTCCAAATGGCACGTATCAAAACACTTTCATTGTACAACTCAATAAAGTAATTGATTATATCAATGACCCCTTTTATTATTGCTGTTAAACCTTGATTAACAAAAACTTTTGCCTGCGTTGTCAACGTTTCAAAATTTCCTCCGGTTGCGTCAAACAACTCGGATAATGCGTTTTGCAACTCAATTTGGCTTTGCAATTGTTCCTCTTGCAATTGCGCCAAAACTCCGGCTTTCCCTTTTACTTCATCCATGTTTGTTGAAATATCTTTCAACGTGCGCAAATACTGTAATCCGGCGTCCTCTCCGGGTCCCCCGAATATATCTGCAATTGCAGCCCCGACCGTTGCCGCATTATCCGGCAATTCTGCCAATTTTGCGGAAACGTCTTGTATAACATCGAACGTTGTTTTGGTTCCGGTCTGCAAATCTTTTTGAACTTGTTCCGACGAAATACCGATACCGTCCAAAGCCGCCGCCGTCGCCGTCGTCATTTCACGCAAACGCAAATTTGCCTCTTTAATTGCGTCAACGCCTTTGTCTGAAAAGATACCCATTTTGTTTGTTTGGGTAACAATTGCAACAAATTGGTCTGCTGATATTCCCGCCTCTTTGAAATATGCCGGGTATTCTTTCAACGTGTCTAAAAATTCCCCGTTCGCATCGCCTCCGGCTAAAAACCCATCCTTAACCAATTGCAATGCCTCATTTGCAGAAATACCAAATTGTTTTGATAATGCGTTTGTTGCAATCAATGTTTCCCGGAAATCTGCGTTGAATGAATCGGCGACGGCTTGCACCTCATTTCTAAACGCTTTCAAATCATCGCCACTTTTCCCGGTAAATTGTTGCGTCAATCTCGTTGCCTCAACTAACCCGGCGTTATAATCGTACCACCATTTAAACGCCGCACCCGCCGCCGCAATTCCGGCAATCGCCAAAAAAACCGGGTTTGAAAGTAATCCCAACAAAGTTTTTCCCAATGCTTTTGCCCCGTCGCCAATAGCTGTAAAAACGGCTTTACTTTCAGCCCCGCCACGTCCTAACGCCAAAAGACTTTCGCCAAATGCGCTATTTAAACCTAACGTTTCTTTTAATTTGTCGCCATACGCAATAATTGCGTCGGACGCCTCCGTATAATTTCCGACGTTCAATTGAAATTTTCCGGTTGCCTCCTGCAAACGTTTCATTTCTTCGTATATTTCTTTGGTTTGTGCAACCAATTTTCGCCCCTCCTCGGTGTTTTCCCGTTCGGCTTTAGTCATGTTGTTTAAATAAATCTTATTCAATGAATATTGCGCCGATAAACGGTTATAACTACCCTCGGCGGATTGATTTATTTTCACAATCAGTTTATTAATTTGGTTCGCTTCCTGCTGTGCCAATTTTAACTCGGCTAACTTTTTGGCGTTCTCGCTTTCTGCAAACGCCAAATCACGTTGCGCACGTGCCAAACGTTCGGCATCGTCTGCGGCTTTTTTTGTTGTCTTTCGCCCGTCCTCCGTTGCGCCGGAAACCTTTTTCAGAATATCCGCCAATTGAATTGCCTCGGCTTTGATATTTTTCAGTGCATTTGTATAGGTGTCCGAAAGTTCATCCAATTGTTTTATCAAATCTGTAATCGAATTATCCGGGCTTATTAAATCCGAATATTTGATTGGGTTGTTATTATCTGCCATACGCCGATTGTTAAGTTATTTACGGGAAATTCCCCGTCTGTTGCATTTTCTTTTCTCAAATGTGTAATTTATCGCCTAAAAATAAAAACGCCGGAAATCGCCTTATTTTGCCCTTTTTTGCTTGTTTGCTTTTTTGGCTTGTTCCTTGATATACTCAAATGCGTTGTAATATTCCAAAACGGTAAATTTCTTTGGGTCAACATGCAAATTTTGGGACAATATCAAACACATATTTTCAAATTGTCTGTCATGCCTAATTTCCACGCTTTCCGAACCGGTAAACGTCTGCGGGTTGAAATAGGTTATCAACTCCGCCGTAATGTCGTCAATCTCTTTTGCGTCCGCCTCGGTTGCCCGACCGTCTATTATTGTGCGTAATACAACAATCGTTCTTTGTTTCAATTTATCGTAATACTCTTTCAATGTCGCATCATCGAACAACCGGGGAAAATACAAACGCAATTCATCGTCTATTTTTTTTTTAACCGCTTCCAAATGGGCGGTTATCTCTGAATTTGCAACGTCTTTAAAAAGACTCATTGTTTGTTGCAATCCATCATCTGACAAATCATTTCGGGGTTTACCATTTATTGATTTAACCAACACGGCAAAAGCCAAATGCCGGGGGGAAACCTCGGATTGAATGAAATATATGTTTTGGCGCATATTTTCCAACTCAACGGTTGCCATGTTTGGCGTTGGGCTGTTCAAATAACGTATTACCTTTTCAATATGTCGGTCAAAATCCGATAAATCAGAACCAACCCCGGCGTCAACCAAAAGCATTTTGTTATACTTGTGGAAACGCAACATCGGCAATTCGTCTATACTATCATACAACTCAACGTTCATTCCTTTTATTTGTACATTCTTCATAATAAAACACGTGTTATCATTGTACTACAAAAGGGAACGCCCAAAAATGCGGGGTTCCCGGTAAATATCAACGCAAAGAAACAAATCAGAACGCACGTCCACCACGACAAACAGAAATCGCAATTAAACATCTTTGAAAAGAAATCGTTCCCGTGAATCTGTACCCATTCAATGACGCCCCATTTGCGTAATAACGTCAGCACAAAAGCCGCTATTAATGCGACAACAATAATGTTATAAATAAAATGTTCCATATACTACAATTTACATGTTTCTCCAATACTCAATTCGCCCTCAAACCGGAATCCGCCGAACGGGTGCATTAAAAATTGGTTTTCTATTTCATCCAACGAAAAGCCCCTGTAAATGTTTTCCGCCAATTCGTACACTTTGTTTATTCTGTAACTTCCATTTCGCACCAAAAAACCGCCGTTCAAAACGTCCAATATTTGCCGCTTCAAATCCTCTTTGTTGCGTGTGCTTGCATCGTTGTATATCTTTCTGTAATCAAACCAAAAGATAATCGAAAACGCCGTTTTTATGCCAATATCAACTCCGGGTTCCCAACTGATATTTTGCGGGTCGTCAACCCAAAAGAAACAGAAATTACCAATACCCGCATCGGGGCAAACTTCCATATATTCGTTTTTCCCGGAATACACGTTTGGCGTATAATAGCGTTTTTGGTTTGCGTTCATTTTAACAAGTCTTTCCGCCCTGCCAAACGCATAATCCAACCACGGCAAATTATCAACCAATCCGTTTTGCATGTTTCCAATTATCCGGTCTAACAATTCCGGGTTGTCAATAACCGGGGCTTTTACATTATTTGCCATAAATTTGTTTTTTTGTTTCTGCCATTAAATCCGGGAAAATATATTTCCAAATCAATATTGAAATATTTTCGTCGGTTAAACCCAATATTTGACGACCGTATTTTTTTATTAAATCCTCTGTTTTAAAGTCAGACGCTTTAATTTCAAATTGTTTGTCGCCAACCTCTAAATAAAAACTACTTTCAAAATCTCCCTCATCCCGTAACGTTACCCGGTTTGTCGGCTGTCCCTTAGCCTCTTTAATTGCGATTGTTACGGGGCTGTATGGTGCATAATCCGAAATTTCGACGCCCAAACGGTTAATACCTTGTTCAAACAATTGTTCCTCGGCGTTCAAATCAACTATATATGACTCATTGTCCCATATAATGTTTTGTATTATCCGCCCGGACGTCAAAGCCTCGTTGAAATCCGCAACCCTTTTTCGCAAATCGGTTATCCGTTTCATAAATACAACTTTTACATGAAATTATATACAACTTTCCCTTTGAATTATATAATTACACGGTTCTGTATTTTACGCCTCTGTTGTTACAACTTAAACAAATGCGGTCTAATCCCTGCGTATCAATCCGCAATGCCTCATACGCCTTTTTTAAATCATACCCCAACCCGCCGGGTCTAACGCCGGACGTGTTGCCGTCCAACTCATACAAAATATCCATCCGGGTTGCGTTTGATTGATTGCGGTTAACCCTTACGTTGGGGTTCATTGCCAACGTCCGCAATGCAATTGCAGCAACTTGTCTTTGTATTACCGTTTGGAAAATCTGCCTTTGGGAAATAATGAAATCCGTTAAATCGCATCCAATAGTAATTTCGCAATTCAGCCCGTAATTTTGGGTTCGTGTGTACATCGTGTATGCAATATCCCACAACTCCGGGTATTCTGCGAACGTTTCCGGCGCATTATACATAAACGGCGTTACTTGCAAATACTTTGTCATTTCTCGCCATGTTTCGACGGCACCAATGTTGCACGTTCCGCACGGCTCCCGGCTCCAATCCTTAGATACGTTTATTGCTTCCATCCCGGCGGGTAATTCGTCTTGATTATAGCAAAGAAACCATGAACCCCCGGCGTTGTTTGCGTCGCTGATATACGGCAAATAACAATCGGTCAACGGGAACCATTGAAAGCCGCCATTTGTAACGGTAAAATCCAAATCGAATGTTTTTACCGGGTCAATCTGCGACGAATGAAATAAATACATTCTTACCTTTCCGGTCGCTCCGGTCATTTGTAGCCCGATTTTCTCAATTTTGGTTGTTACCCCCATACTACGAACCGGAACAATTTCAAATCCTACTAATTTATGGGTATTTTGAATTGTAGCCCGGATTCTGCCGGAACCATCAAAAAACGTTTTTCTTTCCAATAAATTGCGGGTTTCCTTTTCCAACTGCTTAATCTGTGTAAAAGTCTGAACAACGGTTGCAATTCCGTTTAATGTCAGTCTTTCCAAAAAGTCAGAAAAAATGTTGTATGGTCGCCAATACGGGTTTCCGTAATCGTCCCGGCTGTAATCTTCGTTAAAATCGCTCGCCGTCGGTTCCTGCCCGGTATTATCTATTTTAGCAATCCAAAATATATTGTTATGCTTTACTTTTTGCCCGGCTTTATACGGCAAAATCAAATTCCATTCCGGATATTGTAGCCCCCAATCGTCCGGAATTATTGCCTGCATATTATCCAACGTCAAAAGCGGGTGCGCACCTTGAAAATACAACCCACTTTCCGTCTGCGTTAAATTGTCGTCTATCGCCTTTGCCGGGTCGTATGATTGCTCCCACCCGCACACATTTTTTAACGCTTCGCATATTTCATTTATTCTTATCATAAAAACGCCCATTTATTTCCCATATTAGGGATTAAGATTGCAATAAATAAGGGGGCGGGGATAACCACCCCGTCCCCTCGGTTAAATAATTTGTTATGCTCCGGCGTTATGCGCTCGCACCTCCGGCGGGAAATTCCCCGGCGTTGGTTACATATACAGGCATACCCAAAGGTACATTTTCCGCACGTGCTGCAATCTGCGCTTTGATAATCGGATTTGCAACGGTTGTTTGGTTGCTGTTGTAAGCAATTACAAACGCAACGTCTGCGCTAAATCCAAAATATTCTTTCACGTTGCACGTCATATCGGCACTCGCTGCGCCTGCTGTCTGTGACTGGTCGCCAACTGCTGTGTAATAGTGCGAACCAACGGGCAAATCAATGTACGGCAAACGTACAACGTCCCATTCGTGGAAATTCGCACGGGTGCGGTTCAACGCCTCACGGTCAACACGTGTTAAAACGCCAACGTTACCATCCTCTACGGCAAAGAATGTGCCGTTTTTGCTAGCTTCATTTACGACGTTGTTTGTATAATGGAACACTTTATTTTCGTATTCCATACGCTTGTTTACGTCGTTATAAATACCGTGCTGTGCCAATTTTTTAATAAGGCTGTCAATTCCGGCGTTACCTACGACGTGAACCAAACCCGGGTAACAATTTGCACGCATAATCGGGTTAATATCGCCCATAATTTCGGTTGCCATCTGCGTTGGAACCTCAATAACGTTGGCGGCGAATTTGTAACTCAACTTGTCTTTCAATATTTGGGTTTTTCCTGCCTCCAACGCTGCAACGGCTGCTTGGTCCAACGAATTTGCAAACGCTCTGCAAACCTTTTCCATTTTGCGGTTGAAATCGTGGTCATACGAAATTTCGTTGTTCATATACAACGTTGGCACCATTGTAAAACCGACGGAATATGTCGCCCAAACCACGGTATAAAGTGCGGACGTGTTTTCATCGTCCGGGATAACACACGTACGAACGTTGCTAACCGCAACGTCGCCATCGTAATTGATAACCGGAACTTGTACCGTATTTCCGATTGAGGCAAACGCACGTTCACGCAATTTCGGGGACAAAATGGAATTTCCGGCGTTGGTCTGTTCAATGAAAAAATCCAATGCGCCATACTCGCACGGGCGGGTCATATTACGGTCTAACTCCGGGTTTTCTACTCGCCAATTCTGTAATCTTGTTGCAATTAAACTCATGGTCTTTTTATTTTAATTTGTTATTAAATGCGGGTTTACCCATTACCCGGTTATCTCTCCGGCAATTTGTTAATACTATTTTCCTGCCAAACCTTTCTCATATCTTCGTCAAACTCTTTGGAACCTACCGTTTTACCTTGCGCCATCAATTGTTTTGTAATAAGTTCGTACGCCTCTGATTGCGTTTTGGCTCCGCTTACGTCCAATGTAATTCCGCCGCCTCTGGCACCGCCTGTGAGCATATTTGTGCCGCCTCCTGTCTGTTGTCTTTGCTGCTCCAATACTCCCATCGTTTCCAATTCTTTTGTCAGCAACTCGGCGGGCGTGAATGGGTTCAACTGATTGTTTGGATTGCGCATAATTGCGCCGCTTGCATCTTTGAACGCCAAAACCTTTCCGCCGTTTCCGTCGTCTATATATTCCGGGTTCATGCCTTTTACTTTTTCGGTCGCCTGCGTCAAAATAACCTTTGTTACGCTTTCCGGGAATCCTGCTTTGAATTTAAGCCCGGCGGCGGCTGTCTGCAATGCGTTGTCAATTCTTACTCCGAACAATTCTTTTTCGTGGTTTGCCTTTTCTCCCTCATACTTGGTTGTCAACTCGGTAAACTGCGTTGTCACGTTCTGCAAATCTGCTTTTGCCTGCTTCAATGCTTTCACGGTTTCCGCATCTGCCGCACCATCGGCAATTGCCTTTTCTAAACGGGCTCTTTCCTTGGTCAATGAATCAATCTGCGATTGCAGCCCGGTTGCGCCATCGGCTTTTGTTTTCATTTCCCCCATTACACGTTTTGCGTAATCATACGTTTTTTCGGTTCCATTTTTAGCGATACCGGAAACCGCCAAAATATCGGCATCCAAAGCCCCGTAAATTTCGCCCGTTTTCTTGGCAATAACGCTGTTTTCGTCATTCTGCGATAATGCTGTTATCGCTGTAATCTGTTCGTCAGACAATCCCGACAAAGCCGCATTTGCAACTAAAATTTCTCTCGTTAACATAATATTCTTACCCTTTGAATTAATTAAGTGCGATTGCTTCTACTTTTCCGCTGTTTGCGTTAATAATATCAATTGTGTATTTGGGGGAATCACCGGTTGTGTCAACCAACCAACTAACAACACGTGCATGGCTGATTTCCTTTTCAACCTCTTTTGTTACCAAAATGACGTCGGTAATTGTTCCGCCCTCAATACATTCAATCAACTTTTTCTTTGTGTCGACGTCCAATGCTGCGGCGGTTGTGGTTACTTCAATAACCAAATTGTCTTGCTGTGCAATCTGTGCCATATTCGTAATTTTTAATGGTTAAACATTCTCGTTGTTTTCCGGGCTATCGCCTGCCGCTTCCTCTGCTTCTGCTGTTTTTTCGGCTTTTGGTTTTCGTCCGGCTTTCTTTGGTTCTGCTGGGATAACTCCGGCGGCTGTCAGTTCTGCAATAATTTCGGCTTTCATTTGTTCACGTTCTGCCGCCTTTGCTTCTGCTGCCGCCTTTGCTGCTGCTTCTGCCTTTGCTCGTTTGCTGGCTTCAATCTTTTCTTTGTTCGCTGCCTCCCAAACGTTCGGGTCGTGCATAATGTCAACTTTATAACCCATTTTTCGCAAATTGTGCAATCCGAATGTTTCAAAGAACTTTTTTCCGAAAACCTGCATACGTGGTCGTGAAATTCTTTCGCCCGTTTCTTGGTTGAATTTTACAACCTCAATACGACAATGGTAAAAACTTTCCTCGCCTTGCGGCACAATGAAATTTTCCGGGGTAACGTCCAACAATCCGACGTCCTTTGTTTTACCCTCTGTTTCTGCTTTCACTCGCATAATCATAAAATTTATTTGTTATTACTTCAATTTTCTTGGAAAATGGTATTTGGCTGCCAAATTCCAAAACGTTTGTATTCTCACGTTCAAACCTACGTACAAAATTAGCGAAATTCAATTTAATGCGCAATTCATCCTCGGTAATTAGCTGTTTTTCGTACAATTCTAATACTTCCGGACGTGTCAAATGTCGGTACGGCTCCAATTCTGCCAACACTAACATACGTTGCATTTGTATTGGGTCGTGTCTGTACTCCGTTTCGATAATCTGATTTTGTAGCGCATCCAATTCCCCCTCGCTTGCTCCGCTTTCTTTCGCCATCTTATAACGTTCTCGCAATTGGGTTGCATCAGACAAATAAAACTCGGTGCCATAACTGATTTTTGCCGAAATAAACATTGTTCCATAACGCAAACGGCAAACGGTTTCGTCAACGAACTTTTGCGCCGCCTCAAAGCCTTTTTTTACTCGGTTTAATACCGTGCTTTGGCTTTCAAAATTGGCTTTAATTTGCTGTTCATTTAATGCTTCACGGGTTGTTATTTCCTCGTTGGTACCAACAACCGCCGTAATTATGTTTGTACGTAACCGTTCTTCCTCGCTAACGTTATAATCCAAACTATTACGGTCAACGGTCAACATCTGAACCGGGTTGCGCAAATCCGGCTGTTTGTCGCCGTCCGGTACCGGAATTTCAATGAATGAACCAACCCCGACAATTCGTTTATCTCCGCATTTCGGGCAACGCATCAATAAACCCGCTTGGTCTAATTTATAATAGCCTTGTTTATCTTTCAAAAACCCGCCGTCGCAATAATCGCCGTTTTCGCCGTTCGTAAAATCGCAACTTTGTTCATATCCGGAATAAATCGGGTACGACCCGTACATATCCAAATTTTTCTTTGATAAATGATAAAAAAGGAACCAATCTAAACTTTCCAACTCGGTTGTTAACGGGGACGCCTTAACGTCCGGTTCTCTCAAACTCAATGGTTCGTTCCAAAAAAAACGTGCTGGGCAATATCCCAAATCGTGCGGGCTATCAATCAGCAATTCGCCAATATTGCCTTTTTCCTCGGTAAATACCCGGTATCGTTCATCGTCAATTACGGCAATACGGTTGTCGTCCTGCCGGAATATTATCCAACGCATAACGCCCGTTGTTTTGTCTGCCTTGTATGAAATAACGTGTTCTATTGGCAACCAATAAAAGTACGGTTGCGGGTAATTATCGCCGGGGGATTGCTCTTTTGGCAAATCAACAATTAATACGCTGTTAATTTCGGTTTTGAAATATTCCCATCCCTTTGTGCTCCAAATTTCGGGTTCTTCCAATACGTGTTGTCTGTAATACTCCCAATCGTCCCTTTGTTCGCTGTTCATAAACTGATAATTGAACGCCGGGTTACGACCGTCAAAAATGCGGCTCAACTTATCAAAACAAACGCCCGTTACCTCGTTTGTCTTGACGGGGTAACGGAACAATGTTTTGAACACTTTGAATTTGTCTGCGGGTATAAGGTTTGAAACATAAGCCAAAAAATCGGTCACGGGTTGCGTAATGTATGGCGTCAACGCCTTTTCCGCATGAAATCGTATGCGGTTTTGGTGGTAAATCGCCCTACTTATCGCCGCTTTGTTCCGTGGCTCCGTTATCTGCTTTTTTATTTCTCTTATATCTAAGCCCATTTTCTTTGTCAAATTCAAATTTACTATTTTCCGGTAACTGCCAACCGCCGTTATTTGGCATTTTTAAAAGTCTTTCGGCGTGGCTAACTTCAAAATCTCGTGTCGTTTTCAATGTTTCATTTTCCAACGTCACTATTGTTTGTTTACCCTGCTGCATTTTTTAAGTCTGTTAGCGGGTTAAAATCTTCCGGTACGATAATAGCCAAATCATCCGACCAATTAGGTAAAAACGACCATTGTATTGCGTTGCTATCGGGTGCCTCAAATCCTCCCAATGTTTTATCCCCGATAAACAAAGAACGAATTGGAATAGGATAATGCGTTGTTGCTGTTGTCGGGTCTTGCAATGCACCAATTGCGCCGTTTTCATCAAACAAATAAACCCCCAAATTTTGGGAATCGCTTTCACATTGCAAATCTTTCAATGCTTTAATCAGTGATTGCGGCATTTTACGCATAACCGCCGTAAATGGGGTTGGCTCACGTCCAATAATTTCTTCAATACCGCCCAACGTTTCGTTTCCTCCGCCGAACGTACGGGGTGCGCCTGCTTCTGCTGTCGGTGCTTGGATATACGGGGAGACAACAACTTTCGTGTCGTCATCTGCCGATAACAACGGCGCCCATGACGCTTTTTCCCCAATACCCGCCGTCGTGGTAAATGAATTTTTTTCTCCGGTGTTTTTATACAATCTCTGAAACGCTACTTTCTGAATCTGTCCGAAACTCTCGGCACACGTAAAGTTTGGAATGTTTGGCAACGTTGCTGCTGCCGGGCATTTACAAATAGCCATAATCTTAATTTTTTAACGTTAAAACTTTTGTTATTATCTCCGGGGGCTAACCCTTTGCCCCATTACTTATTGCAAAGTTATAATATTTTCGGCTAAATCCTTGCATATGTGAAATAAAATGCTAATTACGCCGTTTAATGCCCCTTGTTGCTTGGCTGTATGGTCTTGTATCGCCGTCCGCCAATTCCTTTTCATATATTCCGGTCAAACCGTCCTCCGGGTCGTCATGCTCATTTGCTGGGAAATCACGCAAAAACCCGGTTACGTGTTCATGTATCTTTGGAAAACGTTCCTCCCATCCTAACGGCATTATGATTTGGGCGTTGACGCTTGCCGAATTTGTTATAATGCGGCTTTCCTTGTTGGCACCTTGGTAAAATGGTTCGGAAATCGCTTTTATCTTTTTACGTATCAACTTTTCAAACCCGGCACCGCCGTTGTTACTTTCAATCCATGCTTTTTGCGTTCCACAACGGTTTATCATTTCCGGGACGGTAACGGCTGTTACTTCTGTATTTTCCTGCGTAAATACCATGTCAGTAATTAGCGCATACAAAATCGGTTCAAACCGTTTCTTTTGTTCGTTCCATGCCTCATTACCGGATTTGTAAACGTCATAACATGCCGAAAATGTAAAGTCGTCGCCCTCGTCTGCAACGTCTGTGTAATTGCCACTACGTACATACGTCCCCCATTCGGATTTGTCAACGTATGTTCGGAACGGGTTCCGGTACAATTTACCCTCTGCGTTTCCGGGGTTGCCTTGATACAAACATTGAAATTGTACGGGGTCTAACGCTCTTTGCCCCTCCAATTTTACCCGGCTGTGTCGTCTATCCCATAACGCCGCCCCCGGTTCCCGTGGGTCAATCTCTGTTGGTTCCCCGGTTTTCAGTCCCTCAAAATTTATTCGTACCCATGCGCCCGCCGGAATATCTTTTACATCATCCCAACTTTTAATATCAATTACGGTTTCCCCGCTTTTTTCTATGCGCCCAATCAAATCATCATCATGCCAACGGGTAAACACAATTAATTCTTGGGAATCATTATGCAAACGGGTACGTACTACGGTCGTGTACCATTTCCATGCTGCATTACGTACAATCGGGCTGTTGCCCTCGGCATAATCTTTATAAACGTCGTCCAAAATAGAAACATCAACCGTTTTTGAAGTCAACGAACCGCCACGGCCGACAACACGCAATGAACCCTTACGCCCAACCATTTCTATTACGTCGGAATTTCGTAAATACGTATTAGCCATTGTTACTACGTTGGAACCGTTCAAATATGTTTCCGGAAACAATTCCCGGTATCTTGGTGTGTCAATTATTCTTTGGACATCCCGGTTAAAATCTCTCGCAATGGTTGCCGCATACGAACCGATACAAATTTTTTTGTCCGGGTCTAAACCTAACATAAAAGCGGGTAATTTGCGGCTTGAACCCTCGCTTTTACCATGTTGTGGCGGAATCTGCACAATCATTTTTTTTATTTCCCCGTGGGCGAACTTATCCAATAACGTGTAATAAACGACGTGAAACGGTTCCAAAGCCAAATCCGGTTGCATGTACCGGGCAAAGTTTATCAGCCTATGGCGTGCCGCCGCTTTTACTATCTCGCCGGGGTTGTTTTTCAATGCTGCATACATTTTAAGCAATTGTTCTTTATCCATTTTGTTTAATTCTTAAAAATAAACCATATATTTTTGTCTTACCCCCGTATTTTTTCTGACTTAAAAACCGGAAATCTTAAAAAATGACCAATTTATTGTTTCATTTTCCATTTGTCGCACGCTTTTTCCGAACGTATCATACTGTGATTTTCGACAAACGGGCATTTTAAACAAATCGGGTTCCCGGCCATATCCAAATTTGAATGTTCATAATAGAATTTACCCCAACCACATTCGCCGCACGTGTGTACGGGTTTCGGTTCGTCTTTTTTCTTGATATTATTCTTTGTTGTTCGTGCCATCGTCAATTACTCCTTTCTCTGCTAATTGTTTTTTATATTCTGCTGTTTGTAGTTTATCAGCAACCGCAAACAATAAATCCTCCGGGATTGCTGATACATCGTATTGCGGTGCATCGCCGTTTATGCTTTTTTCTATTCCCGGAATCTCAACTTTAATTGGTGCATCAAATCCCAACATCTTTGCCCGGCGTTGCTGCACATTCAAAAGCAAATCCAAAAACCGGGGGTTCCCGGCGGACGTTTCCGTTGTGGTTTCCTCATACCCGTAATATTCCGGGTTATCGCCATCCTCCAAAACTTTACGGGGCTTTGCGTTCTGTCTGTTTTTCTCTCGCAATTTCCCGGTCTTTGAACGTTCCCACGCCTCCCACAATTCAACCTCCATTTTATCCAACTTTCGCAATTCCTGCGTAACGTAATCGTCTATATTATCCATACGCTCACGTTTCCACTCAATAAGCAATTGTTGCATATCCCAATAAACCATCTGTTTACTGATTGTGTAACCGACCCCACGCCGGGCGTTTTCTTCATTCAGTCTTTCGGAAATCTCTTTGTACGTGTAACCACGCAAAAACAGATTTGAGCAAAACGACAAATCAAATTCCCTTTGGTCTTTCGTCCTTTTGCACATTTTCGGGCGTCCGCCCCTTTGTCTTTTACTTGCTTCCATTTTTCAACCTTTTTATAACGGCAAAGTCTTTCGCTTTGCTTTCCTCTCAAACGTCGCTTTCCCTTTGCTTGTTATTTTCGGGGAATTTTCGTTTTAAGCGGGTTCCGTTTGTTCCTTGATACTTTTATTGTCTTTTGAATTATCGTCGTTCTATGGGGCTAATTTTAGCCCGTTTTGCTTTCCGGCTATATGCGGCAAAGCCCCGGTTGAAATTCCGGGGCGTTTTTTGCTTGTTAAACCGTTGTTGGCTCTTTCAGTTGTTCTTGTTTAAAATCTTTTTTTTCATACGCTTAAACTTCTACATGTTCAATTTGTGGTAACTTCTTTATGTATTCCAACATCGCCGTTTTGCTTTCCTCGGTTTCGTCGGTTCTGTTTATTACCAACTGAATAACTTCCAAAAGATAATCGCTATCAATACACGCATTATCAACGTCTGTAATATTATACAATGGTTCCGTTATTTCCTTGACGGCTTTAAATGCTTCTTTTGTCAACTTTGCGGCTTTTTTGAATCTCATTTTTTCGCCCTTTTCAAAGCATTTGCCTAAATGGTTTAATTTATCATCAGCGTAAAAAACGCATGTATGTGCCATGTCCGCCAAAAGATACGCCGTATTTGTAAGGAACAACGCTTTTTTTCTTAATTCTTCTTTTTCTTCGTTTGTCATAGTCTTTTGTTAAAACGGTTCTCAAAATGTTTGTATTGTTCGGCGGTTTCCTGCTGCATATTACCGCAAACCGGGCTTTCCGGTTTGTTGTGTGGGTGTTTGCGCATAAATTCCGGGTTTTTCTCACGTCCTGCAATTTTAGTATATGCCATTTCCTGCAATTCCTTTTGGCTATACCCTAATAATGCCGCAATATGGAATAAAACAACGTTTACATCCGCCAATTCGTCGATAATATCATGCGTTCCGGGATTAATTTCGTTTATTTCTCTTTGCGTTTTTTCCCTGCTTAAATATCTTTCAAACGCTTCAAACAATTCGTTGTATTCCTCGGCTAATTTTCCCAATCTCTTTTCTATGTTCCTGCCGAAAAGTTTATTCATCTTTTCAAACAATCGCTTTTCGTCAAAGTTCAATCCGGCGGTATTGGCGTCTTTTTCTTCAAAATTAGCCATAAACGTTTGCATATCCATTTTGCCAAATTTTCCGTCCGGTGTCAATACAATAAAATTTCCCTCCGGTACGTCCAACATTACGCCGTTTTCGGTCGGGAATGAATAAACCGCCAAACCTCCGGGCGTTCTCGGAATCTGCATTGTTCCGCCTCCGGTAAAAATCTGCAATTTTTCCCAATTATCACGCTTTACGGGTAATGCACGAACTTCTAACAATCGGCGGCAATAAATATCCCCGGCGGTTTCGTCCGGCATACCTAAATTTGTGCGCAACTCATTTGGCAAATTTCCCGCCCCTTTTTCGTATTCAACAAAGAATATTGCACCACGCAAAAGGTTTTGTTCTTTAATCGTCCTTACGTCTTTTATTCTTTTTCCGTATCTGCCTTGAACTGCATATATTGCGGCTTCAATTATTCTTTCCTCTTTGTCCGGGGCGTACATTTTAAGTTCAAAGTAATTTTCTTTCTCTGTAACTTCCGGTTCTGTTCCCGTTACATCTTCAATCATCAAAAACGTTTCCGCATCAAACGGAATAAAACTTCTTTTTTCCATATCCAATTAATAAACGGTTAATAATAAAACAATCAGTCCTCCGGAAATTGTGGCGTACAAATCTTTTTTATCAAATACGCCTCCGTGTTTTTTGTTGTAAACCTCACGCAATACCCCGGTTAAAATTACTGCTATCAATGCGATAATACGTGCAATCATTCCCGGAATCCCGATAAATGAAACCAAACACAAAACCAACATTACAACAATCATTCCCGCTATAATATGCAATAATTTATCGTGCGGGATTGATACTATTAATTGAAATATCTTTTTCATCGCTTTTTTTTTCTGTTATGTTATACAATTTTCTGAAATATATTACTTTGTTATCGCTCCGGCTTGTTCTGTAACATTTAAGCCCAACCGCCGGACAATCGTCTTTATGGATAACGCAACATGCGCATCTACTCAAACATACAAATTTGCCAACCTTTTCAATCAGTTTATCAGACGGTTTAACCCATCTTTCCGCAATTATTACCATACCCCGGTAAACTGCACGTTCTCCGGGGCTGTATTGCCTATCGGGGTCTAACGGTTGTGGTTTCTTTATTCTCATTTTCTATCGAATTAACTAACAAATCCAAATTTTCCTCTGTTCCGGAAATTGAAATTCTTGCTTTCCCTGCTCCCATTACCGCCAATTCCGTAATTGTACAATCATATTTGCCTGCGGATTTTTGAAACTTTTGCCGCCTCATTTAATGGCAATATTTTTGTTATCTCTTTCATCGCTCACGTTTTTAGTATTTTACATTACAAAGTTAATAATTTCTTTTGGTTTTTATCCATATCAGCCGGAAACCAACGGAAAAACAAAGCAATTTAATTTCAATATCTAAATAAACGTCATGTCCTTTTACGCCCTCAACCATAACTCCGGGCGTCAAATAAAATTGCTTATACTTCCACAAACTTTGCAGATACAAATAAAACCCGATACGTCCAATATGGAATCCGATTGTTTTCATTTCTCTATCTGTTTTTTTATCTGTTCCCAACTCTTTTTGTCAATTACCATTTTCCGGGGGTATTGTATTATTTCGCCCTTGGTATATACGAGATTATAGATACCCAATTGCCCCTTAATTGGCATTTCAACAACACGTCTTGGGTTGCGCATCATCCATCCGAAACCCTTTGTTATTTTTGCCCTCTTTTCCTTTGGAATCCGGGTGTTTTCCCAATCCTCCGGCGTAAACTCTTTTATCGGCTTCACGTCGTACAACTCAACCAATCCCAACGTAACGCCGCTTTCCATTCCCGGACAAACCGGGGACGCTGCGGAACATATCAGCACGTCGCCACGGTATGACGTGTTTTTGCTCCGAACTTCAATTGTCTTTTCCCCGTAAACAATACCGTTTTCATCCTTGTACGCCTCCGCTACCAAATCATTTGCGTATGGCTGTTTTACGGTCAACGCACGCCAACGGTCGTGTTTTTCGGGGTCATATTCTTTGCTATTAAACTGCATAACTTTATTTTTTATCTTTCCCGGCGGGTTCCTTGTAATGGGCAAAACCAATTGGTCGTATCGGTTCCGGCTCCGGAACGGCTGCGTCCTCCTTATTGTATTCAAAAGAAACAATAACCGTTCGCCCCTTTGTCCGTGTCCCAATCAGCCGGGAACCCTCCGGGATTTGAATTTTAATTTCGTTCCTCATTCTCAAAATGGCAAATCATCTTTGTCTTGGTCGGGAATTGGCGGCGGCGGTGTTGGTGCGCCTCCCTGCTGCGTTGTTTGTCCGTCTTTCTTTGGCGACAACATCTCCATATTAAACCCGTAAACTTCTGTAATGTATCTTTTGACGCCGTTGTTGTCCTCATAACTGCGGGTTCTTATTTTCCCCTCAATATAAAGTTTATCGCCCTTTTTTACATACTCTTTTGCAACCTTTGCCAATCCATTTTGCAAAACAATATTGTGCCATTCGGTGCGCTCCGGTACTTCTGTACCATTTGCCGTTTTAAATGCTCTGTCAGTTGTCGCCAACGTGAATTGCGCAACCGAACCGCCGTTGTCGAAATATTTACACTCCGGGTCTTTTCCGACGTTACCCATTAAAATAACTTTGTTTACACTCATAGAAATATAGCTTTAAAAATCCAACTTCCAATACTCCATAACGTCCAAATGTATGACGCAACCGTTAACGCCACGAACGTATAAAATACAATTTTATATCCGGTTTGTTTTTTGATTTTCATCTACTTAAATTTTGCGCCATCCAACAAATATTCTTTTTTCATATCCGACCATCCGGCGGCATGATTTATCGCTTTCCGGTCGTCGTCGTAAACAAATCCAACTATCCAACCGCCGACGTTTGATTGTTTTATTAGTCTTACCAATTTACCGACGAAAAAAGAACGGTATCGGTAATATGCTGAATTTTCACTAAC